CAGAACCAGAACCAGCGGAGCAGCTGGACGAACTCGAAGACCTAAGCGCCTAAAATATGATATACTTAGACCATAACGGAAATTTAAACCTAAGCAAGTTGCACCCAGCCCAGCGCGAGTTTGTGCAAAGCACCGCACTACATACAGGCTTAATCGGAGGCTATCAAAGTGGCAAAAGCGCGGCGGCAGTGGCCAAGGTTATAACTAAACTATTAACCAACCCGCACGCGTCGGTCGCGTATTATTTGCCGACATATCGGTTAATTTCAGATATGCTGGTTCCGAAACTTTCGCAAGCACTCGGAGCGCTTGGCATAGGTTATAAACACAACGTAAAAGACAGCTATATGGCCACACCGTACGGGCGAATTATGATGAGGAGCTTAGAGAACCCCGACAGCATTGTGTCATATTCCGTGGCTTATTCACTTGTGGACGAGTTCGACGTAGTGCCGCCCGCTCGTATGAAGCTAGCACAGGGGCGCATAAGCTCCCGTAATAGTTGGCGCGGACACACTAAAAACCAGATTGATTATGTAAGCACGCCCGAGGGGTTCGGCTTCGCCTATAACTTCTTTGTTAAGAACGCCAACGATAATAAAAAGCTTTTAAAAATTAGCACGCTGGACAACCTCGACAACTTGGCCGACAGCTACGTGGACGGGCTCCGCGAGGCTTATACGGAAGACCAGCTGCGGGCATATCTAAACGGCGACTTTGTGAACCTGTATAGCGGGAGCATTTACGGAAATTACGACCGAGACCTAAACGGAACCAGCGCCACAATAGAGAAGCGGGAGCCTTTACACATAGGGCTAGACTTTAACATAGGCCACATGGCCGCGGTGGTGCACGTTATTAGAGGCGGGCGCCCTATGGCACTGGCCGAACTGGTGGACGTGTACGACACACCCGCAATGATTGAGCAGCTAAAAGTGTATTACGGCGAACACCCCGTGACCATATACCCAGACGCAGCGGGCGCGGCGCGCTCCAGTTCTGGCAAAAGCGACCACGCACTAATTAAAGAGGCGGGCTACACCATAAACGCACCCAAGGCCAACCCAGCCGTCAAAGACAGAATAAACGCCGTTAATAAAGCGCTTAAAAATGGATTGACGGGCGAACGGGCGTACAAGGTAAACGCGGACGCGTGCCCGCGTTACGCGGCAGCACTGGAGCAACAAACATACAGGAACGGGGCGCCCGACAAGTTGAGCGGCTTAGACCACATCACAGACGCGGGCGGCTACTTTATTTCGCGACGTTTCGGAATTAAACCAAAAAGGAGGGGCGCAAGATAATGGAATTATACGACTACACGGTGGGGGAGGTGCTCCAGCTGGAGCCAACAGAGGCGCGCAACTATTACGCGCTTAGCCGTACCTTAAGGCCGCGCAATGTTATGGAGCTGGAGCCGTTAAGCTCGAAACCGTACGGCTACGTCAAGACGCTGCAAACCTCCGCGACATACAACGAGCCCGAGATGCTGGCCAGGCTCCAGCACGGCAGAGAACCAACGGCGCGCGAAGTGCTGGCCATTTTAAAAATGCGCTTTATTGATTACGGCCACCAGTGGCGCCATATATCGGAGGAACTGGAGGTGCTAACAGCAAAAGAAAACAGCACGCTATACAGTGAGCCGACGGCCGACGAAATGACCGCGGGCATTGACAAACTGTCTATATTCGGAGTGTTTGGAATAGTGGACACACTGGCGGGCGGCGACCCGTTAAAATATAAAGATGTGGAGGCGCTCCCGTATAATGTTATATTTGCAAAGTTATATATTGAAAAAACGCGGGCGGAGTATCGCGACAGATACGCGGCTTTGATACGCGCAAAACATAAACGATAAAAAAGCGAAGACATGAGACAACGAACAAAAAACAGACTATTAATAAACTATTTTTTTGCCGTAAGTTCGGAACGCCTCCAAGGCCTCCCAGCTTTTAAGCACTTAACCACGGCCACTATATTAGTGGCGTTATTGACTGGCTGGTTCTGGGAGAGCTTCACAGAGGCCGCGCTGTACTTAGCCGCCCCACTGGGGCTCTATGTGCTGGCGCTGGTTGTTATGTTCGTAGCGGCCACACCAGAGCGCAAAGAGATTATAAACGTAAAAGGAAGATATAATGGGACTAATAGAACAGATTGAGCAACTGGCCGCGGCTAGTGGTTACTCATTCAGCTACGGCGACGAATATGAGCAGAACTATAATGTTGACCAGCTGGACATCGACGAGCGCCCCGTGCTGGCTTTGCTTCCAATGGTCAGTTCTGGCAGTTACGAAAATGGAACCTTAACAGGCCGCGAAGTGTCGGCAGTAGTTAGCCTAGGCGTTAAGGGAGGAGGCGAAGCGCCTCCAAGCAACCCGCCACGCTGGGCCACGCTTAACGGCATGACCTCAATAATTTATACGGATATTTTGGAGCTAGGCGACACCTACGCGCTGGGATTTAGACTGAAGTACGGCGGAGGCACTACGCTACTGGGCTTGACGAATGGGGAGGGCTACGGCCTACGAATTGACGGGCTTAACGTGTCGCACAACGTACAAGGCACAGAGGCCGCCGTAGTGCTGGACGAGGCTATGACAGCGGGCCGCGAGTACGTGGTAACGGTAACGCGTGACGGGCAGGCCGTGGACTTTGAGATATCGCAAGACGGCGCGGCGTGGTTTAGCGCGTCGGGCACACTGCCAAACGTCGCGACTGGCGGGCTTGTTGCCACAGTTACAACTTCAAGCGCATTAAGTTTTACAGATTTAACAAGTGTCACAATAGTAAGTCAAGTGGGCACAGCAACAGCCGAGATACTAGGGAATGAAGTAATATTTTCAGTTGGTGGCGTGATTGAATATATAGAGTTAAGCAATGGAGTAGTAATGTATTTTAACGGCCATTGTATAGATTCCTTAACAGGTGATGCAATCCCTAATAGAGGTTTTACCTTCGCAGAAATAGCGACAGGAACTACACAAGCGGCAATAGATAGTTTAGGAAGTAATGTTATTCACACTAAAGGAATTCATTATATTAATTCAACATTTGAAGATTTAGGTGGTTGGATTCCTTTAGATGGAGGTGAAATATTAAAGATAAAAACAGATAGACATATAACCCCTCCTAGTAGTTTGAATGTGGTATCTGATGGGAAGAATAAGGGAATTACAAAACCTATAACTATTCCAAAAGGTGATGTTTATTTTGAGGCTATGCTATACATAGTTAGTGAGGTAGTCGCTAATAAAATAAGAGTGCGTACATCAACAGCCCAGGATTTCTTTTTAGGAAATGTAGCTTTAGGTGAATGGGTTAAGATAAGCGGCTCGGTAGTTCTAACAGGCGATACTACTGTTAGGATTTATAATAATACCCGGGCCACGATTAAATATTATTTAGACAATGTAATTTTCAGGCAGAACATAGATGCTTTAGTAGTAGCACCTCAATTCACACCACTGCCAACAGATGTTATATTAACAGGAGAGGGGTATAAAGGCGTCGGGGTGGAAGTGCCCGTGGGAGACTTCGAGCCTGACAACGTCGGAGCCTATACAGATGCGGAAGGCACGACGCTGTACAGCCCCGCAATGCTTGCATACTTCGAGGCCAACGCAGACAGATACGAGTTTTTCGACGACGACTGCAAGCTGGGAGGCTACGAGGGCGAAACGATACCGAGCACGGACATAGTGACAGGCGAGCCCGTGGAGGGCGCGCGAGGCAGCGGAGAGGCAGAGCAGACATTCACAGCGCAGAGCACCAGAGACGAGACAAGGCGCGAAAAATACGACAACCGCCTCGGCTATTTGTCTGGAGCACTTAAAGAGTTTATTATGCAGCTGGCGCAGCTTGACGGCGTGACAATGACCAGCGACCATATAATTGAACAAGTTAATAAATATGACGCAAATTTAGAGTTTGTTGTGGCCGAAATAACTTTCGAGCACGACGAGGCGATAAGCTGCGAGAATTAAGAACCTCAATAATATGAAGACCAGCAAGCAAATAGTAAAAAAGTGGACAGCGGACGCCGTGCGCGACCTCCGCAAGACCTACGAAGAAAAAGGTCTCAAAGCCTCGGGCGCGTATGGCCGAAGCTTGGAACCGTTCGCCAAATACAAGCGCGGAGGCGTGCGCCTTGGCGTGCTGGGTTCACCTCACGCTCAATATATGCAAGAGGGCACGACACCCCACGCAGACAAAAGCCCCGCACACGTGCGCACAATGTACGGAATAATTAAGCAATGGATAGAGGACAAAGGGCTCAAGGAGCTAGAGGGCGCCGCGTGGCCTATTGCTTATAAGATAGTCCACCACGGGACCAAAGTGCCCAACAAGCACAACGACGGCCGCTTTATTAGCGACGTAATAACAGAGAAACGCACGCGCGGACTAATTGACGAGCTGGGACGAGGACTAGCCGCGGGCATACAAAGAGACTTAATACAACTTTTAAAAAATTAACAACATGGCAGTTAATATCAAGATATTACAGGCGGGAGACCTTGACGAGCTTATAGGCTTGGCAGCTGGCCGCGACGAGAGCTTAAGCATAAACGAAGCGCAGGAGCTAGAAGAAGCCCCGCGCGTGGTGGCTAACAACCCACTTTTATACAACTTTGAGGGCGCGGACATAACAAGCGGCGCGGAGTTATTCGTAGACGTTTTCCGCGGGTGGGACGTACCAAGCGAGCCCGATGAAATACACACCTTTAAAGCTATGCGCGTGAGTTACGACGCATACACCTCAAAAGGTGTTTTTTCTATTGACTTGGGTAGGGTCGCCGCGGCTCTACTTTTGCCAGTAGCAGACGGAGCCCAAACGCTCCAGACAGAGCCTGCGGAGCGCGTATTCAATCGCATAGGCTTAGGCGTTCGACTGCTGGACAACGGGGCGACGACGTTTCGATTTATAAACAGTGTAGTATATACAGGCGTGCACCAGATAGGCGACCCGCGAGGCGCTGGGGAACTTCAATGGCGCGATGGTACGCCCGCGCCTATGGTGGTTATTGGCGGCCGCGAGTTCTACTATTATATCGAGGGACAAGGTGGCGGAGCTGCGAACACCTACGAACTAAGAGACGCAGACACGGGCGTCGTTTTGACTTGGGTAATAAACGCAGACGCGGAGGCGTTAAACCGTTCAATACTGAACGCGGACGACCTACGAGGCGCGCGCACAGTGGAGGCTTACAAGCTGCTAGACGAGCCCGTACAGCTGGAGCACGGCAGCGGCTCGGGCTGGCCAGAGGCTCAGTGGCAGCGCTTCGGGGGCGCGGTTGTATCAGACAGAGGGGTGAGGCTACCCGCCACACCCACACACGCGCAATTATACACGAATTTAAACAGATACGCGGCCGCCTCGCACAGGGGGGAGGTGGTGCTTGTATTTGACTGCGAGATAGAAGACGGCGCGGTTTTCACAGTATACCAAGGGCGCAGCGGCGGCCAGCCTTATACTTACCGAGAGTACACAAAAAGCGGCCGATATACGGTGGTAATGAATAATATTAATGCGCAGCTTATGAGCTTGCGGAATTTTGGAGCCTCGGGCGAAGTTCTCGTAAAGTCAGCGGCATTTCACATAATACGCCCCGAGCTATTGCAAAACCCGAATTTCAGAGCTGACACTAACAGCATGATAGGGAGCGCGACACCTTGGGGGCTTAAAAACGAAAACGCCGAGAGTAAAACCACCATATTAGCCGCGGGCGGGTTGGCTATGTATGGGCGCAGTTGCTACGCCTACCAAGCGCAGAGCGTGCGAGGGCGCGCTAAATTTAGACATTATGTACGCGAGAACACAACACCCACCGCGAATAGTAGAAACGCTGTAATAAGATTTGAGCATAATAACCAAGTGCTCGCAAGTTACGGAATAAGCACAGAGCGAGGGTGGCATGAAATCGAAGTGGAGCCGCTGGGCTCCTTGGCGGTTCTATACTATTACACCAACGGCGCGGACAAAACAAAAGGGCTGACTATAGACGCGGCCAGTCTAGTTGCACTAGAGCCCGCAACAGTTTACGACTTAGATAGCCCAGTGCTGGAGGACGGCTCGACAACATGGCCGACAGCGTGGACGAAGTATGACGATAGCGCATACCGACACGTCGATAAACTAACAACGGGCGTAAAATTAACGGCGGACGTTTACAACAGTCTCGCAGCAATATACCAACAAGCCGCAGATATACAGGCGGGCGACAGCGTAGCCGTGGCGCTCGAGTGGACAGGCGGCGACCACCCTTTCGCAGTTGACGTTATGGAGTACGACGGCGGAACCTTGAAGCAAACATGGACTTTTAATCATGGCGACACCGTGCGACACGAGGAGACGTTCAGCTTCATAGCCTCTGTAGATGCGCCCACTATCCGAGTGGCTAACAACAACGCGGGCGACGTGCTGGTGCATGAAGTGCACGCCAGAGTGACATACGCGCAAGAGCCTGAGCTTCGACAATCAGGCAAATATTTGACGGAAATACACTGCGAAAATGACTATTTTCTAAAGTGGCTAGACCGCGACGGGATTTACCGCTTCGGTACATTCAACAGCTACGCGACAGCCTCCACAAAGGTAGGCGAAGCCGTAAAAACTGACAACTATATAGAGTATTTGAGCGGAGCCGACGCGCGCAGCACGGTGCACAGTCGCGCAATAGACCCGACGCTGGCACTCCATAAAAGGCGTGTAAGCTCCGAGATTTACAACCACTACGAAAGCCTCGCAGGTTCGCCGAAAGTCTATCTACAAAACGGCGACGGCGTATGGCGTGAAGTGGTGGTAGAGTGGAACTCGTCGAGGGTGCAAGACCGCAACTTCCACGATATTGATATAATAATTTATCTTGGCAGTGATTACATTCAAAAAGTATAACTTATGAGACTATTAATAATTGACGGCGTGCGCTTGGACTTAGACCAAGACACGGCCGTGGGCGTTACTTATAAGGCTGGGAACATCAAGGACCCACTGAGCCAACAGACTAAAACGACGAATGCGTTCAGCCTCCCTAGCACCCCGAATAACGATAAGTTTTTTAAGTTCGCGGCCAACCCCGCGAGCTTTGGAGCTTGGCAAAGCTCGGAGCACGTGGCGGACTACTTTCAAGACGGGGCGCACCTTATGAGAGAGGCAGGCGCGCAACTTCACAGCACCGCGAAAGGGAGGTACAGCCTAACACTTTCAGAGGGCGCGAGCTTTATAAAGGAGCTGAACGACGCCAACCTAAGGGATTTATTAAAAGCGCAATTCGTGGAGGTCGATAGACCTCTGCGGGCGACGGCGAATGAGAGCTACGACGACGCGACAACTGAGGGGTTTTATAGAATCTTGTGGAGCTACGGGCACGACCCGACAACCGACAAAAGACTGGCGGCGCCTCTGGCTATACCCGTGTCACTGGTATTAACTTACATAGAGACAGAGCTAGGGTGCACCGTGAACGCACCCGCCGACACGGGCGACATAGTACTGCCATACTGGGAAGCCTTGGTATTTTTCAATAACCAGCTGGCGGGCAATCAGTACAGACTTACGCACGTGGACGAGCTGACGATAGCGGATCATGCGGAAGTAGTGGACTGGCAGAACGACAACGGCTTTAGATTTTCATATATGCCCAACCCGTCGGACTACTACGGCGACACCTCCGCAATGGACTTAATAAAGAGCCTCGCGGCGTTGACGTGCTCCGACGTAACGATAGAGGGCAGGGCGGTAACACTCACAAGACTGGACACAGTAGCATCCAGAACACCTAGAGACTGGACGGGCAAACTAATTGACGCGGAGAGCGCAGTCCGCAAGTTCAGCGCGTGGGACTTCGCGCAGAAAACTTATATACTACACAAAGTTGAGAAAGGGGCGGATAAGCTCACGGGGGGCGCACTAATTACCAGCGGGGCCTCCAACCTAGAGCCTGTAAAAGAGTTGCAGACTGGGGCGCTGGTGGGTACTAGGTACGAAGCCAACGGCGAGACGCTTACAAGCGTAGGCAGTCGAAGCCCGCAGAGCCTTAACGCTCCGTTAAGCTGGTCAGAACTGGAGTACCAATTCGGGCAGTATAAGACAGGCAAAGAAAGCCGCAACAGTGTGCACACAGACGCGCCGTTAAAGGCGTTGCCGTTTATGCAGTTGACAAGAAGCGGCGGAAGCCTTGTATATATAACTAGCTGGCACCCGTTTATATTTGGAACTGATGCAGCGAGCGGCGACGCACTGCGAGCCTTAGACGGAGGGGCGGCAGTACTTAACGCCGTCGAGTACGTGGACTTATATAAGTATTATACAGCGGTTGAGCACAGCGTCGCGGAGCCTTTAAGCTACGAAGCCACCGTGCTTTTGGACGTGTTAGACATCCAAAGATTAGACCAGGGATACCCCGTATTAATTAAAGAGCTGGGCGGCCTTTTTTACTTAGACGAAGTAACAGCATACAACAGCGCCGCGAAACGCGCGGGAACTAAAATAAAAATAACTAAACTAAAAGCTTAACGACATGGCTAAGGAGAAAATAAAACTATTCGAGATTGATATAGACTTCGACAAAGTAACAAAGGACACCGCCGCAATGGTCAAGCAAGTGGCGATACTCAAAAAGGAGCAAAAGGAGCTAAAGAAGTCCACGGACGACCTAACAACCGCGACGGACGAGCAGGCGGCGGCATACGTTAACAACGACAACAGCATTAAGGCACTTAATAAGAGCGTGGCGGACAACAACAAGGTTTTGAAAGCCTCCACAGTGGATATTGAAAAAAGCAATATGACATTACGGGAGGCGCAACAAGCGTTAACAGCTACGGACGCACTATGGCGCCAAACTACGAAGCTGGAGGGCGAAAATTCCAAAAGCTCCAAAGACTTAGCCTCGCAAAAAAAGAAACTGGGCGAACGCATAAACGTACTGAATAAAGAACAAGGCGACTATAAGGCCAACGTCGGGAACTACACTAACAGCATAACAGACGCGGCGGGGGCTTCTTCGGCCTTTGGTGGTTCACTTGGTGGCGTGGTGCAAGGAGCCAAGGCGGCAAATACTGCAATGATGAGCCTCGCAGCCAACCCCGTAGGGCTAGTTCTGGTAGGCTTGGCCACTATCCTAATAACACTGTACAAAGTGCCACTATTTTAATAGATGTTTTTAACGACCTTAAAAACGGCGACTTTAGCAAAGCAATGGAGCACAGCAAGGATATGGTCAGCGGACTAGGCGACGAAATAAAGCGCGCGGGCGACGAGGCCAGCCGCTTAACTTATGAGCTGGACAGGCTTAAAGATTACGCGACGGCATCCGCTTTGGAAATATCAAAGCTGCGCTTCCAATTTGAGGAGCTAAAGGCGGCGGAGGCTGACCAGACAAAGAGCACCAAAGAGCGGAGGACGCGCTAAAAACGCTGCAAAAACTTAGCGACATAGAAGTGGGAATAGCCCGCGACACATATACGGCGAAGTTGCAATGGTCGGTTAAGGCGGGCGAAGTTAACGAAGCGGAGGCGCGGGCATTTATGCAACTAAGCGCAGCCAAACAGGAAGCGGTCAGAAACGAGGGCGGCAAGTTGGCGAAGTGGCGCAGTGATATAGGCGACGAGGAGTACGAGGAATTAAGCAACTTACTTGTAAAAGAGTTTGAAGTGCGGGCGAAATATACTAAAAAAAGTGTTGACCTAGAGCGCAAGTCCAGCGGCTACGCAAAGGCAGCCGCAAAGGCAAGAGCAAGCGACGCGGCAGCGGAAGCGGCAGCGGAAGCCAGAGCCGCCTCCGACGCCTCCGCCGCTTTGGTCGAAGTAGTGCAAGCCAGAGCCGCGCAAGTGGTCGAGGTGCACCGCGAGCAAGTGCTAGATATTGCACAGATAGACGCGGACGCGGACGCCCAGAGGCTCGAAGCTATGGCACTAAATGCAGAGAATGAATACGAACTACTCGCACAGAGTGAGCGCGGGCGCTTGGAGCTAAAACAGCAAGCACTCGACGAGGAGCACCTCGCAGCCTTAACAGCTGCGGAGCGTATCGGCGCGGACACAAAAGCCATAAACCAAAAATATAAAACAGCTCAACTCGAATTGTCAGTCCAGACGGTAAATAGTGAGCTGCAAATGGCTAATAATTTAGTCGGAGCCGTTGGCGCCCTATTTGGCGAAAACGTAGAAGCCCAGAAAGCAACCAAGGCCGCGCAGATTGGTATTAGCTCAATACAGGGAGCCGCGGAAGCGGTCGCCCAGTCTATGAGTTTGGGGCCGATAGCTGGCCCAATTATGGGCGGAATTTTAGCAGCTGGCCAGATAGCCTCGGGGGTTTCGAGCATTAAAAAAGTATATGCCGTTAAGAACCCACTGCCTAAAGGTGGAAAATCACTACCCAGGGTGAGCACACCAAGCGGCGGGGGAACACAAGCGGCGACCAGAATAAGCGACGGCGGACTGCTCCAGAGGCAAAGCACCACGGAAGCAACCAAGACGGCCGCGGCGCAAACCGCGGCAGAGGGCGGCGGAGCCGTGCCCGTTCTGGTGGTGGACGACGTAACGGCAGCACAAAAAGGACTTAAAAGCGTGGAAGTAGTGGCCGAGATGTAAAATTGCGCGAGAGGTTGGCCACCTCAGAAACCAACGACCGCAAGAGCTCGCGGCGGGGTGGTCAACCTTGGACAACTGATCACTAATAAAGATTTATGGATAATAGTTAGAGAAAAAGAGGACACACGACCGCAACGCACAAACGTAACGCACGACACGCGTATAGAGTTTAGTGGAAAAGGTGGTCAAGGTTGACCACTTGCACAATTTTAAGGGCTGCAAGCTAATAGCCGCAGGGGCTGGGCTGGGTGGTCAACCTCCACACTAAAAAAAAAGCTTGCGAAGTAGGCGTTTTATTAATATCTTTGCAGCCTTTAGGGGCTACAAAAGCACAAAAAACATACAAAAAAGGACTATATATGGACACAAAAGCCTATTTTTTAGCGAGATACGAGACCGAAAACGGCACGCGCGCGCAAGCGTTTAGCCGTGCCAGCTTCGACGAGGCCAGCGCGGGCGAATATTTGAAAGCGCAAGGCGTGCAAAACTTTATGTTTTTTATGGAGCCTAACGAGCCTGAGGAATTGGCAGACGGAACGGTTCTACTTTCGTTAAGGACGGCAAAAGTATAATCATAGACAGCGCGGGCGGTTCACTTGTTGAGGGCTTGCGAATTTATGATGGCCTCCGCTTGGAGGGTGGCGCCAAAATTGGCGTATTAGGCCAAGCCGCAAGCGCGGCCACGCTAGCAGTGCTGGCAGCTTCCGAAAGTTTTATAACCGAAAACTCGACTTTTGTAATTCACAACCCTTATACTTTTACAGTGGGTGACGCCCGCGCGATGCAAAGCACGGCGGAAATGCTCGAAAGCGAGACGGCCAGATTGGCCGAAATATACGCCAAGCACAGCGGGCGCAGCGTGGAAGACATGCGCGCGTATATGGACAAAGAAACCAGCTTCAACGCTTCCGAGTGTGTAAGCTTAGGATTTATCAAAGAACTAAAGAGCACGGGAGCCAATGCGCCCGAGATTATAAACCAAAATAAGGACATGAAAGCAAAAGAAACTAAGGAGCTGAAAAGCTTACTAGACGGCTTCGGCTCCAAGTTGAAAAACTTACTTACTGGCGCGGGGGTTAAGGCCTTGACAGTAACAGACGCCAACGGCGCGGAGCTAGACTTCGGCGAGGACGTGGAGAACGTCGAGGACATCGAAGTAGGGCTAAAAGGCGTAACAGTTGACGGCAAAAACGCCGACGGCGACTACGTAATGCCGAGCGGCGAAACGTACGTTTTTGAAGCCGGGGAGCTTAAAGAAATGAAGCCAGCGGCAGACCCAGAGGAAGACCCAGAGAGCGACACGGAGGAAGTGGAGAACCTAAAAACCGAATTGTCGGAGGTTCAAAACGCTTTGAAAGTGGCGGAGACTGCAAAGGCTACGGCCGAGGCGGAGCTGGAGACAGCACGCACAAAGTTAAGCGCAAGCACCGCAAAAGCGGAGGAAGTACGCGCGGAGTTTGACAACTTCAAAAAAGAGTTACAAAGTAAGTTTAAATTAGACACCAACACAGCAGCCGCGGGCGGAAGCCCTAAGCGTGTGGGACGTCGTAAAAAATAAAAGATATGGCGAAAGCAATAGATTTGAGCGGCTTAACGCTTAACGCAGAGGAAGCGCAAGACCTTAGCATGGTAGTATTTGAAAAAACCCTACTAGAAAAAAGCGCAATTACTAGCACGGCCAGCATAGAAACAGGCGTGCAGATGAAACAGCAAATTGTTATACTGGGCAAACTGGGCTTAGTCGGCAAAAAGTCGGGCGCAACTTGCGACAGAAACGAGGAGACAGGCGCGGCAGCTTCAGAAAAATTCTGGGACCCGATTCTTATGGAATGGAGCCTAGTTCAGTGCGCCAAAGATATCCCGCAATTATTCAAATTATGGAAACGCGCGGCGAAAGCTTCCGACACTTGGGCGGAAATAGACAGCGAGGAACTAGCATACCTAGAAGACATCGCGGTAGAGGGCAATATTGCAATGATTTTACGCGTTGCATGGCTAAGCGACCCGACCAACACGGCTGACGGCGCAGGCTCGGGCAATGAACTTTTGACAGCTGGAACTGACGCGGACTATTTCAACCCTATAAAGGGTATTTTTAACCAGTTGGAGACATCGGTAGCGGCTGGAGATACTCCACGCGTTACGATTAGCGAGAACGCGCAAGCGACGGAAGCCGCACAGCTTACACTCGCAAGCGGTCAAACGCTTAAATATTTACGCGCGGCATGGCTTAAAGCTTCGACGGCTTTAAAAGCGCAAAGAGGTAAAGACGCATTTATCGCGTTGACTTCCGAACTGTACGTTAACTATACGGAGACTTTGGAAGACAAAGGCTTTAATTTTACGCTGGACGAAGTACGCGACGGAGTGTCAAAAATGGCATTTAGAGGCGTGCCAGTAGTAGAGCGCCCCGACCTATCCGAAAACATCGCGGCATATTTTAGCGACGGCACGAAATTATACAACCCTAACAGGCTGGTATTTTCGACGCTTGGAAATGTGAGAATAGCGACGAGCGCAGAGGAAGACATGGACACGCTCACAAGCCTCTACGGGGTTGAGAGTAGAAAACATTATTTTGACAGCGCTCTGTATTTGGACGCTAAAGTCGTGGAAGATAATATGGTGGTTTACGGGTACTAATACCAGAACCCCCAGAGAACTAACAAAGCCGCCAAGCGTTAAGCGGGGCGGCTTTTTTCACTAATCAGAAAAATATTAATAACATGGATTGTATTATAGGAATAGCCGACGACATTCTAAACGACTGCGCAATAAGCCCAAAGGGCGGAATTGAGCGCGACGCGATAATATTAAATCGCGCAGACATAGCGACAATAAGCTATGATGACGCAAACAGTACGCAGGTGGAGGAAATAACCCTAGCATCTGGAAAACACGGTTACAAACTGCGAGGTTTTAAAAATAGCAACAACGCGGGGCACTCTTTAGTCGTTAACGACGTGAGCCCTGATAGCTACAAGCAGACAGTAACGCTCCAAGCGTGGGGCATCGACGGCGACACCGTGGCGACCTTGGACGACTTGGCCGACTTGGTAATAATCACCGAGAACAAAAACAAAGGAGTGAACGGTAACGGAGCATTTGAGATTTACGGACTTGAAACAGGACTATACAAGAACGCCGACGACCGAATGGTCGCGGATAATCAAGGTATTCAGACTGTAACACTGAGCACGAGAGACGGCGAAGACGCGAGCGTGTCGCGCCATATCTTCTTCGATACGGACTACGCGACAACCAAGGCAATGTTTGAAGCGTTATTAGTGTAACCGCGTGAAACGCAGCGAAATAGAACAGCTAAGAAGCGCCACGGCGGCCGACATTTTGGCCGACGTGGAGCTTACTAAGCTACTGGCCCTCGCGGGCGTGTTTATTTGGGATTTAACCCCGAGCACGTGCACCCGAGTAATGAGGCGCAGAATACAGCAAATACACAGACTGAGCAAATTACAACTTTTAAAAATATTTGACATGCAAAAAAGCAAATACAAACTAAAAAGCGACGTAGTGCTATATAGCACGGCGCAGCATAAGCACTTCACAAACGCAAACATGACGGACGAAGACGCGATACGGCTAGTGAAAGAGAGCCCTAAAGCAGTTAACAGCTTCGAGGTTGCGCCAACGGCGGAAGACTTGGAACCAAAAACCAACAGCGCTCAATATAGCGCGGACGAGTGCATCGCCTTAATAGAGGAAGCACAGGACGCGGAGGCAGTGCAATTTTTCGCGGACGACAATCGCGTGACAGTGAAAAGAGCGGCAGTGGCTAAGCTGGAGGCTTTAAAGCCCGAGCCCATAATTACAGAGGACGAGAGCCCGGAGGCAACCAAAGAGAGCCCAGAGGACTCAGACCTAAGCAAATAATAAACCACCAACGCGCAGAGAATGAAAGCCAATTTAATAGAATTGAAACCGCGTTTAGTTGCTAAGACCAACCAGCGCGTCGGAATAATAAGCAACGGGGCGGACAACGCGTACCCGTCGCGCATGGAACGGCTAATACTGGCGAGTTCCACCGCCAAAGCGGCGGCGGAAATGTACGCCAATTTTTTAACTGGCGGCGGGTTTGTAGATGAAGCGCTTAACGGCGTAATCGTCGGCGAACATAATTACAAACCCATTACACTGTATAAACTATTGGAGCGCACGGCCTTGTCCGTCGCGTTTCAAAGTGGTTTTTTCTGGGCTGTTGGCTATAAATACGAAGCCGACGCAGCGCACCGCGTTAACAGCTTGCGCCCTTTGCCTTTTAAAGCTTGCAGACTTGGCGAACCAGACGACGCCAGCTACAGCGGCAAAATAGCAGTTTTCGACAACTGGGACGGAACCAAGGGCAAAAAAATGAGCAAGGATATTAAAAAGCTGGATATATTCAACCCACGCGGCGCAGTCGTAGAGGCTCAAATGGTAGCCGCGGGAGCTCCGCAAAAGTACCGCGGGCAAATATTCCACCACTTCAACAATGATGAATATACGTACCCACTTAGCCCGCTGGACGTAGCACAGGACGACGCAGACACAGAGCACCAGATTAGCCTCTTTAAAAATGGAGAGCTAAGGGGCGGAATGTTTGCAAAGTACCTAATCAGACACGCGTACTTCGAGACTGAAAAAAACAAAACGGAGTTTTTAAACCGCTTGCGGGAGTTTCAGAGCGCGGAAAATAACGGCGCTATTATGCTAATCGAAGACGACATCGGAGTGGACGAGACAGGCGAAGTTACCGACAACGGATTTAAAATGGAAAAGGTGGAGCAGAACATCGACGACAAGCTTTTTATTAACTGGGAAAAGAGCACAGCCAACAACATACGCAAAGCCTTTAAGGCTATTCCGACCGTGCTAATCGAATATGTAGAGGGCAAGCTAGGCGGAACCAGTGGCGAAGCCTTAACGCGAATTTCGGAGGCGTTCGCGGAGGTTCTGGAGCACTGGGGCGGAGACGAGTTCAGAGACGAAAGCGGCGAATTATTGAATTTTGACATTAAAGAACTAGAATTTTAATCAATGGCAACGATACTAAGTTTTGAAAAGCAGCAGGAAATTAAACCACTTAGCCGGCACGCGCGCCCCGAGTTCGAGATACTCGCGCGCGAGATTGAAAGTAAGGAGCTGCGCGAGATAGCGGGCGGCGACCTCATCGACTGGGTAAAAGCAAACCCGACCAACGAGGACGTCGTGAAATTACTAACAGGCGACGACGGAGCGCACGCGGGGCTATATTCGGTGGAGGCTTATCTGGTGCACGGAGCGCACGCACTGACCAGCCAGCACAAGGAAACTTTCGAGGGCTACACGGATAAAAATATAGAGTATAGCGAGCGCACCAAGTACGGCGCACTCAAAAACATAAACCACCGAGACCGCGAGCTGGCACTATTCTACTGGTCCGAGGTCGAGGCGTGGGCGAAGACAAACGAGAACGTCGCGGCGCACTTAGCGAGCTGCGAAACGGGAAAAACAGTACCAAAAACCCCAAAAATAACAAAGGTATGACAGACTTGAAAAAAGACCACAATATTCAGACGGCCCTGTTAGGGCTAATTTCGGCGCTTTTGCTTTTATCCATTACTTTGATAGGTCGAGAGTTCGCAAAGCTAGGTGACAAGCTTACAGAAATGGACAGCTTCACTCAGTCGGTGCATATATATGAGATAATACCCAACACGGAGAGACTTAAAGAGCTTAGCGGAGCGGTCAAGAAGATAAGCGCGGAAGTGTCCGACAATAACGGACGTATAAAAGCACTAGAGGCGGCGGACGCACTATGAGAGTTTACAGATTTAGTAAAAGCTCAGCGGCTAGGCTCGACACGTGCCACCCAGACCTCCGCAAGATAGTGCGAGAGGCGCTGAAGAACAGCCCGCAAGACTTTGGAGTGGCGGAGGGGTACAGGAGCCCCGAAAAGCAACTAGAGTACTACAGGGCTGGCATGAGCAAACTAGACGGCATAAGCCGCAAGAGCAAGCACAACAAGACCCCGTCGGAAGCGGTGGACTTATTCGCCTCCGTAGGTGGGGCAGCCCTATGGGAGGCGAGAAAGCTTAGTTTTCTTGCTGGCGTGGTAATATCAACAGCCCGAGACCTCCACCGAGGAGGGCAAGTAGAGCACCTTATAAGGTGGGGAGGCAACTGGGACGGAGACGGCGAGATAATAACAGACCAAGACTTCGACGACCTCCCACACTTTGAACTATACAAACCAAAAGACGTAAGATAATGGCAATATTCGACATATTCGGAAGCAAAAGCACAGACAAGGCGACTAAGATAGTGGGAGATGTAGTGGGCGGAGCTATTAAAGGGCTGGACGCGCTGGTATTCACAAAGCAGGAACGCGCGGAAGTTGACAGGCGCATAGCCTCGGAAGTTTCGACCTTTGTAGGCTTAACACTTAACGAGAGCACAGTAAGGAGCAAGACCCGCCGCTGGCTGGCGTGGGCGTTTTCGGGCGTATTTTTAGCGCTATTAGCTGGCGCGGCCATATTCGGCAAAACAGACGCAATATACGCGGCCTTTTTGCTAGAGTTGGCGCGGGAACTAGGCTCGGCAGTGCTCGCAATAGTAATATTTTATTTTGGTTATTACGGAGTTAACGCAATACTCGCAGGGGCTAAGAAAAAAGAGGCCAAAAAGTAGGCCAGAACATACCCGACAAGGACAAAAGCCGCCGCGCGCGGCTTTTTTATGAGCTGCAAAGTAAATTATTTTTACAAAAAAGTAAATTATTTTTACATTCGGCCGCTTTTTTGCCTATCTTTGCACCCTGTCAAGGGGCTAAAAGGCCACCCCGCAAAGCTAGAGGCCTATAAATTAGCAGTTTATGCACGACAACTCAATAAAACGGAGCGCCAAAGCCTTAAAAATAAGGTTAGAACCTATCATAAAGGAGGGTGCAGACACGGACACGCGCCGCCGTTTGGCCTTGGACGGGCTCCGCAACTTCATAGACGACGCCAAAACGGCGGAACGTGAACGCGACAGGGTGGCCGCGGAGCGCGACCGCTTCGAGCACTTGGCCGAAATGCTGGAGGCCTTGGCAAAAAGGGAGCGCAGAGAACTAGACAGGACGGCGGCAGCGCTGGAGCACTTCGACGGCTTGGCCTGTTATACCGTCGAGGACTTGGCACGACTTGCAGAACTTAAAAGGCTGGCGCAATACCCAGCGGAAGAACTAAGAAAAATAAAAAGACAATGACATGAGCAACAAACAAAATATAAACATAGAGCTAATAATAGGAGGCCACGCACTAGACCGCGAAGCGGTGGCGAAGGCCTTATTCCCAGAGAACGCGCACCCACGACGAGCGCTAACGAGAACCATAAAAGAACGCCGACCACTTAACGAGCACCAGCTGGCCGCCTTGGCTAGACTTATGCGCGTGGCCGTGGTGGACTTGTTCGAGGACGGACGCACGGGAGCCGCTCCGATATTATCGGACTGGGTGCTGGAGTACAAAGCAGAGAACCAAGCCGCGACACTGACGACAGGAAGCGGCAAAAGCAAAAATTTAGTAATCATAAACCCCGACAAAGTGGTGGCGCTTGCTTCCGCGGTTGCTCGGGCTATTCAATAACCTTTAAAAAGTCAAACACATGACAAAAATTAAATTTGAAGTAATCCTAGACACTGCCAACGAGGTAGAAATGGAAGCACTAAACAGCCTACTTTTAAACCTATCTGAAGAGGTGGCAACCAAAGAGGTGGCAACCAAAGAGGTGGCAACCAAAGAGGTGGCAACCAAAGAGGTGGCAACCAAAGAGGTGGCAACCAAAGAGAGCCCAGAGGCTCCAGAGGAAACCGCGGAGGAACGCAAAGAGAGCCCAGAGGCTCCAGAGGAAACCGCGGAGGAACGCAAAGAGCGCAAGCGACAGGAAGCCAACGCACGCAAACGCAAAAAGCGCGCAGAAGCCAAAGCGGCCAGAGAGGCGGAGGAAGCCAGAGAGGCAGCTGAAGACGCGGCAGAGGCTAAAGCGGAAGCGGCCGAGAAAGCGGACGACCTCCCAGACTTCGAGCAAAAAACCGATTTAGACCTTATCAACAAAGCGCGAAAATTGGTTAGCAAAAATGTAGGCGAGCACCGCGACGAAATAAAAGAGGAACTCGCACGCATGGGAGCGCGCAACGTGTCCAGCGTACCAGAGGACAAGCTGGAAGATTTTTGCAGTTTTTTAGAACTTTTATAATATGGGAGCCCCTACAGTGAACCACCAAGCCAGAGCGCACGCACTACTCGCACCGAGTAGCGCCGCGCGCTGGATAGGGTGCACGCCGTCGGCTCAGCTAGAGGAAGCCGAACGAAAGCGCGTAGGCTCGCACGACAGCGAAGCAAGCAGAGAGGGCACGCTGGCGCATGAGTTCGCGGACTTAGCGCTCCAGCTCTACACTAAAGCCATAACGACAGAGGCGCACGACAAGGCAGCGGACAAGCTAAGAGCCGACAAGCTATACACGCTAGAAATGGAGTCGCAAGTGGCCAAATATCGCGACTTCGTGGTCGCGCAATACCAAAAAGAGGCGCGCAAGTGGAACGGGGCGGAGTTGATACCCGAGCAGCGCTACGACTTAACCCGCTACGTGCCCGAGAGCTTCGGCACGGCCGACGCCACAGTGCTAGGCCGTAAAATGATAACTATCGCAGACCTAAAGTACGGCCGCGGGGTGCAAGTTTACGCGGCCAACAACGCGCAGTTAAGACTATACGCTCTTGGCGCGATTGAGCACTACGCGCAAGACTTCGAGCGGGTGCAAATGGTTATAATACAGCCACGGCTCGACCACTACGACTATGAGATAATGACAGTAAAGGAGCTACGAGACTGGGGCTTTAGGGTAGCGCAACGCGCGGCGCATTTAGCCGTGAAAGGGCAGGGCGCTCAAAAAGTGGGCGCGTGGTGCAAGTTCTGCGACGTGGCGTATAGGTGCAAAGCGCAAGCGGACAACGCAGCCAAGCTCGCGGCGTATGACTTCGCAGACCCTAAGACGCTAACAGACGACCAGCTGCTCGCAATATACGAGCATTTGGACAGCTTTAAGAGCTGGGCGACCTTGGTCGAAAAATACGTGTATAATGAAGCGCTAAACGGTAAAAGCTGGGAGGGCTTCAAACTGGTGGAGGGGCGAAGCTCGCGCAAGTGGAGCAACCCAGAGCGCACGGGCGAACTATTACAGGCGGAAATGTTCGACGACAACGAGATTTATAAACCTCGGACGCTTCGAGGTATTGGTGACTTGGAAGCGCTACTAGGTAAAAAACAATTTAATGTGATATTGGAGGGTCACACCTACAAGAGCCCCGCATCGCCTAAACTAGTGCCGGAGGACCACGGGGGCACGCCGTACAGCAACCACAAAACAGCGGCGGAGGACTTCAAGGCGTAAAATAAATTTACAATAATGTAAAATATTTTTACAGTGTAAAGAAAATTAGTGTATCTTTGCAGCGCAATAAGGGACAAACCCGACACAACCAGCCCGCCCCCGAGACATTCGGCGCGGGCTTTTGGGGTGCACGGGAGTAGGCGCCGCCCTTTAGAATAGAGCGCCGAACCAGTACAACATTAAAAACAGTAAGAAAATGGCAAAAGAAACTAACAGCCGGAAAGTAGTAACAGGACAAGTAAGATTTAGTTATGTTAATGTATTCAAGCCGCGCGCAGTGGAAGAGGGTGAACGCGAAAAGTACAGCGTTGCAATTTTAATAGACAAAAGCGACACGAAGACGATTAAGAAGTGCGAAAGAGCCATAGCCGCAGCGCTGGAGCAGGGCACGGCGAAGTTTGGCGGCAAAGTACCCAAGAATTATAAAAACCCACTACGCGACGGCGACGAAGACCGAGAGGACGACGAGGCATTTGAGAATAAAATGTTTATAAATTGTTCGAGCGTGCGAAAGCCCGCAGTAGTTGACGAAATGCTCGACCCTATTATGGACGCGGACGAATTTTACTCAGGTTGCTACGGCCGTGCAAGCGTGGACTTTTACGCGTTCAATTTTAACGGCTCTAAAGGCGTGGCGTGTGGCATTAACGGGCTGCAAAAACTTAAAGACGGCGAAAACTTAGGGGGCGCGAACTTCGACGCCGAGGAAGACTTCGGATAAAAGGCACACCAGAACACACCAAGGCGCAGCGAATAGCCGCTGCGCCTTTCTTTTTCACTTAATAACCTCTAAAACTTTACAGCGTGAAAAAATTACATATTGACATTGAAACCTACAGCAGCACTTCCATAAAGGACGCGGGCGCCTATAAGTATTCCGAGGCCTTGGACTTCGAGATACTCATATTCGCCTACGCATACGACGCGGAACCAGTGCAAGCCGTAGAGCTAGCCAGAGGCGAAAAAATACCCGCCCGAGTAATAGCAGACCTAACAGCCCCAACAGTTCAGAAATGGGCGCATAATGCGACGTTTGAACGCGTTTGCATAGCCGCCGCGCTGGGCATTAATATTCCAATAAGTCAAATATTTTGCAGCGCTATAAAAGCGGCCAGCTGCGGACTTCCGCTAAGCTTAGCGAAAGTTTCGGAAGCGCTCCAGCTTGGCGACAAAGCGAAGAACAAAGAGGGCGCAGCCCTTATTCGCTATTTTAGCATCCCAGTAAAAGCAACCCAAACCAACGGCGGGCGTGTTCGCAATCTACCCGAGCACGACCCCGAGCGCTGGGAACGCTTCGTGGCTTATTGCGTGCAAGACGTAGAGGCAGAAAGGGCAATAGCTGACAAGCTGGAGCCGTACAGCTGGACGAGACGGGAGCGCCTCAACTATATAGCTAATGAACAGATAAACGACAGGGGGGTACTTATAGACTTGGACATGGCCGCGCAAGCCGTACAACTCGACAAGGACAACCAACTCCGAGCGCTTGGACGCTTGGCTAAGCTTACAGGGCTAAAGAACCCAAACAGCCCCGCGCAGCTTAAAAGCTGGCTATCCTTAAAGCTAAAAAAGGAAATAAAAAGCTTAAATAAGGATTTTTTGCCCGAGCTTTTGGAGCGCGCGGAGGCGCTGGGCTTGGTGGAGGTGGTGGAAGCTTTGCAGCTCCGCCGCGAGACTGGCAAAACGAGCGTAAAAAAATACGAGGCTATGATAAACAGCGCAAGCGACGACGACCAGAGGGCGCGCGGTTTATTCCAATTTTACGGAGCTTCGAGGACTGGGCGGTGGGCTGGTCGCTTGGTGCAACTTCAGAACCTCCCACAAAATAAAGTTAAGGAACTGGACGAAGCCCGCTGGCTGGTCGCTACTGGCGACGCGGAGGGCTTGGTGGCTAGTTTTGGGTCGATTAGCAACATGTTAAGCCAGACAATAAGAACGGCACTAATAGCCCCAAAAGGCCGCGTTTTTGCAGTGGCTGACTATTCGGCAATCGAAGCCCGCGTTATTGCGTGGCTGGCTGGCGAAGCTTGGCGCCTCGAAGTATTCGCGACGCACGGCAAGATATACGAAGCCAGCGCCGCGCAAATGTTTAACGTACCCGTCGAGAGTATCGACAAGTCCAACCCGCTAAGGGCTCGCGGTAAAATAGCAGAGCTTGCGCTGGGGTATGGTGGAAGCGTCGGAGCGCTTAAAGCAATGGGCGGCGAGAAAATGGGGCTTACTGGCTCCGACATGCAATCAATAGTTAAAAAGTGGCGCAAGGCCAACCGCGCAATCGTTAAGCTCTGGCGCTTGCTGGAGGACACAGCGGTGCGAGCCGTGAAGACCCGCCGCGGCTGGGTTGTTCTGGAGCTACCGTTCACGCGTTTGGGCTTTATCTGCGACGACTACGCGCTACGCATATCACTCCCGAGCGGGCGCGAACTATTCTACAAAGGCGTCCAGCTTCGAGAGGGCAAATGGGGCGGCTTGGCTATTACATACGAGGGCACGGAAACAATGACACACAGGTGGGGGCGTTTGGAGACATACGGCGGGAAACTAGCCGAAAATATAGTCCAAGCCGTAGCGCGCGACATACTGGCCGACGCACTGCGAAACCTCCACGCGGAGGGCTTCGAGGTCGTTATGCACGTGCACGACGAAGCAATCGCGGAAGTAAGCGAAGCCAGAGCCGCGGCAGAGCTGGAGCGCATGGAGCAAATAATGGCAACACCCCCGCAATGGTCGAGGGGCTTAAATTTACCCGCGGAGGGCTACACAACGCAATATTATAAAAAAGATTAAGGTCTTTTAAACAAAATAAAACCTTTAAATTGTTAATAACTTTTATACATTGGATGTTGAAAAGGCAAAATAACGCCGTATATTTGTATTAACAAAAGAGGGATATTCCTCGAATAATATTAAATATTTGGATTATGAAAAATCAAATTAAAATTAGACTTCAAGAACTAGCAACTGACAATTTTAATACTTATAGTGAAGATTATCCTTTAGGACAATACAAGCTCAAGAATTAGCAATAAGCTATTATGAGCATAGAGAAGATAATGAGATTACAAGGGATGAAGAATTGGAAATAACAAAAACTGATTATGTTGATTGGATTATGGAGGCTTTCTCAAATTATATCCAAAATTTATAATTATGGAATACTGGACACACAAATTAAAAAAGACTGATATAATCATTAACGGTTATAGGATAGTTAGAATTAAGCCTGTTAGGTCTTTGCGCACTAAAAGAGAGGTTGAACAAAAGGCATGACAGCAAAAATAGAGATAAGCACAGGCAGCAGCGCCAAGTCCAAAAAGTGGCGCGCGCAGACGATAAAATGGGCTGATTTAGTGCGAAAGCTAAGCAAGACCACGAAGACAGCCGAAACGCTGGTGGAGTTTTTGCGCATGAGCAAAGACGACCAGCTTAATATTAAAGATGTAGGCGGCTACGTCGGTGGACTACTTCGCGGAGCCAGACGAAAGCCCGAAAATGTGGTGCACCGCCAATTAATTACGCTCGACCTCGACTTTGCAAATATTGAATTTTGGGAGGACTTCGCCCTTGCTTTTGAGTGCGCCGCCGTTTTACACGGAACGCACAAACACCAGCCCAGCGCCGCAAAATATAGATTGATTATACCACTGGATAGAGCCGTGTCACCTCTGGAATATGAGGCAATCGCGCGACGAGTTGCGGGCGACTTAGGGATAGAGCTTTTTGATAAAACGACATTCCAGCCCAGCCGCTTAATGTTCTGGCCAAGCACCCCCGCAGACCAGCCCTACGAGTTTCACGAGCAAAAAGGCGACCCACTAAGCGCCGACGAAATGCTGGCGACTTTTACCGACTGGCGCGAGGTTAGTAGCTGGCCGCGCCACGCCTCCGAGGTGGTGGACCTAGAGAACCGAGTAGGTAAACAGGAAGACCCGACAGAGAAACGCGGACTAATCGGCGCCTTTTGCCGGACCTACACAATACAGGACGCAATCGCGGAGCACTTGGCCGACCGGTACACAGAAACAAGCACAGAGGGGCGCTACACGTTCACAGCTGGAAGCGCAGCGGGAGGCCTAACAACTTACAACAACTTATTCGCATATTCGCACCACGGAACTGACCCAGCCAGCGGGCAACTATGCAACGCCTACGACCTTGTCCGACTCCATAAATTCGGGTATTTGGACGAGGGCTCGAGGGCAACCCACAACAGACCAAGCGACGCCAAAATGGCCGACTTTTGCAGAGACGACAAAAGAACACGGGAGACCATGGCACGCGAGAGCGTGGCAGCGGTTCGCGAAGCGTTCGGCGAACCAGCGGCCAGCCCCGAGAGAGTGGAGCCCGAGGCGGCGGAGTGGCTGGAGGTCTTGGACATGGACAAAAAAGGCGCAATACTACCAAGCGCGGGCAACTTTAGCGCGATTATAAGAAATGATGAACAACTAAAAAAGGCGTTCAAGCTTAACGAACTAGACGGGCGCGGCTATCTTTGCCGCTCCGTAAAGTGGCGCAAGGTAGAGAGCCCCGAGCCCCTTAAAAACGTGGATTTTGCAGGGCTGCGCAATTACATAGAGCGCGCCTACGGCATAGCCTCCAGCGCAAAAGTAGAGGACGCGCTGGCCTTGGAAATACAGCGCGAGAGCTTCCACCCAATACAAGATTATCTAGAGGCGCTAAGCTGGGACGGCGTGGAACGCGTCGACACTCTACTAATAGACTATTTCGGAGCAGTTGACAACCAATACACCCGCGAAGCTATACGCAAACCACTGGCCGCCGCAGTGCGTAGAGTGTATGAGCACGGCGCCAAGTTCGACTTGGTGCTTACCTTAGTGGGGGAGCAGGGAAACGGCAAGAGTACTTTTTTAAATCGACTGGGCGGGCGCTGGTTTTCAGATACGTTTCTAACAGTGCAAGGCAAGGAAGCGCTCGAACAAATACAGGGGGTTTGGCTTATAGAAATGGCCGAATTAAGCGGGCTAAGAAAGGCGGAGGTCGAAAGTATAAAGCATTTTATTAGCAAGCGCGAGGACATATTCCGCCCAGCATACGGGCGCACCGCCGAAACTTTTAAAAGACAATGCGTATTTTTTGGCACAACTAACAAAATAGGATTTTTGACAGACGCCAGCGGCAATCGCCGATTTGCGCCTGTGTTGACAAAATATAGCAAAGACCAGCCGCGCCCAAAGGGCACGCCGTCCCCTTTCACAATGACCCGCGAGGACGTGGCGCAAATATGGGCGGAGGTTATGGCCACGTTGCGAGATGAGCCGCTTTATTTTAGCCCCGAGGCGGAAGCAATGGCGACAGACGCACAGCGCGAGCACGTGGAGCACGACGACCGCGAGGGTCTGGTTGTCGAATATCTGGAGGCCAAGCTGCCCGACGACTGGGCCAAGTTGGACACGTACGAACGCCGCGCATATTTGGAGCTAGGCGGAACCAAGGGCGCCCAGCGTTCAAAAGTTTGCGCCGCGGAAATCTGGGTAAGCGCTGCCAGACTTTACACGCCGCGCAGCTATGGAAGTAAGCGCTATATTAAGCAACCTAAAAGACTGGAGACGCTCCACCGCCCGCGCTAGTTTTGGCGTATATGGCCGCCAGCGTTATTTTTACAGAGCGCAACCCGCAGACGACTTCGAGGACTTAGGAGCATGAGAGAAACAAAAATAGAAAAAACGCTAATTTTAGAGGTTAGCAAAGTGGGCGGCTGGGCTATTAAATTGTCCGCCGCCTACATTATAGGAATACCAGACAGGCTGGTTTTATACAAGGGGCGCGCCCCTACTTCGTAGAGCTTAAAGCACCTAGCAAAAAGCCGCGCAAAGCACAAAAATACATACACCGCAAACTCGCGGTCCTTGGTTTTCGAGTTTGGACAATAGACAGCCGCGAGGGCGTCGCATTATTTATTGGATTTTTAAAGATTACAGAATGATACAAGACAGAGGGATAAACGTGCTAAGCTTATTCGACGGCATGAGCTGCGGGCAAATAGCCCTGGACCAGCTGGGCGTCAAAGTTAATGACTACTTCGCCAGCGAGCTAGACAAGCACGCTATAAAAGCGACACAGTACAATTACGAAATGACGGTGCAACTAGGCGACGTTCGCGAAGTGCGGGGCGCCGACCTCCCAGAGATAGACCTACTACTGGGGGGAAGCCCTTGCCAAGGTTTTAGCTTCGCTGGCAAGCAGCTTAACTTCGACGACCCGCGCTCGGCTCTATTCTTTGAGTTCGTGCGAATACTCAAAGAAACTAAACCGCGATACTTTCTACTCGAAAACGTGAAGATGAAAAAAGAGCACCAAGACATAATAAGCGGATTGCTAGGCGTCGAGCCCGTCGAGATAAATAGCGCCTTAGTTAGCGCGCAGAACAGAAAGAGGCTATACTGGGCTAATTTTGAGATAACACAACCCGCGGACAGAGGCGTCCGCCTGGAGGACGTACTAGAGGACCGGGCGGAGAGAGTGGGGGCTGTCCGGGGGCGGCAGTTGCAAGACGGGAAAAGGCAGGACCGGGCGGGAGTTATAACCGCGGGCAAGACAAAGCAATATTTAGAATACAGAAAAGACCATAAAAGCAACTGCCTTACTACAGTACAAAAAGACAACGTCGTAATAAGAGACAAATCGAAATGTGTGAGAGCTGGGGGGCGCGGCAGCTATGACCGCCACGAGTGGGACAGCGTGGACGCATCACACACCCGAAAGCTAAGTGTGACGGAGTGCGAGCGCTTGCAGACAGTGCCTGACAATTACACAGAGGGCGGCGGCGTTTCCAAGACGCAGCGGTATAAGATGCTGGGCAACGGCTGGACAGTAGAAGTAATTAAGCACATTCTTGAACCCCTGGACCTATGACAGCAAAACTAAAAGAGCACCAGCTCCACGACTACCAAAAAGAGGCGGGGCGCTATATAATGGAGCGCAGAGCCTCGGGGCTATTTCTGGACATGGGACTAGGTAAGACGGTCAGCACCTTAACGGCGATTAATAAACTAATATATGAGGAGCTGGAACTGGACACGGTGCTAGTGATAGCCCCCAAAAGAGTAGCCGCGACAGTGTGGCGCGACGAGCTCCAGAACTGGGAACACCTCGAAAAACTAAGCATTACTGTAATAAGCGGAAGCGCCAAGCAGAGACGCGCAGCGCTCCGCGAAAAAACAAACATATACACAATAGGACGTGAGAATGTGGCGTGGCTGGTGGCCGAATATGGCGGGCACGCTTTGCCCTTTGATATGTTAGTAATAGACGAGAGCTCCAGCTTTAAAAACCATAAAAGCGTGAGATTTAAAGCGCTTAAGCGCGTAGTCGAGGCCTTTAAAAAAGTAGTGTTGCTGACAGGTACGCCCGCCCCTAATGGCTTAATAGATTTGTGGGCGCAAATTTATCTACTGGACGGAGGGCAACGCCTAGGGCGCTTCGTTACTAACTACCAAAAAAACTACTTTAATAGAGCTTATAACGGGTTCGGCTTCGACATACGCAAAGAGGCCGAGGGTATGATATATAAAGAGATAGAAGACATTTGCATGAGCATGAGCGCCGCCGATTATCTGGAGCTCCCAGAGCGCACAACCACGGACATAAGGGTGGAACTAAGCGCGGCAGAGCTGGCAGCTTATAAGGCGTTCGAGCGCGACAAGGTGCTGGAGCTGGTCGAGAGTGGAGAGGAAATCGGAGCACTAAACGCCGCGGGACTGGCCAACAAATTACAGCAGTATGCAGACGGGCACGTGTACGACGAAGACCACAACGCGCACGCAGTACACGCCGCCAAGCTGGACGCGCTGGAGGAATTTATAGAAGCCGCCAACGGTCGCCCCGTGCTTATTGGCTGGGCGTTTAGACACACCCGCGACGCTATTATTAAGAAGCTGGCAAAGTACAACCCGCGCACAATGGAAGACGAACAAACAATAAGAGACTGGAATGCGGGCAAAATTCGCGTTTTGCTTATGCACCCAGCAAGCGGAGGCCACGGGCTTAACTTGCAAGCGGGCGGGCACTTCATTATCTGGGCAGGGCTTACTTGGTCGCTGGAGCTATACCAACAATTTAACGCAAGGTTAGACCGCCAGGGCCAAACGCACCCCGTAACAGTGGCGCACCTTATAACCTCGGGAACTATTGACAGGGATATACGCCGCGCGCTGGACGGCAAAAAAACAAAACAAAACGCACTGTTAAGTGCTGTTAAAAAACGAATTGACAAATACAAAAACAGTTAACTAAATGGACAGGATTATAATAGAATTTGAACGCGGCGACTGTTTGGACGGAGCCCGCAAAGTGGCCGACGAGGCCGTGGACTTCGTGCTAACAGACCTGCCATACGGAACGATTAAAGGTATGGGGCGCAACACGCAATATGCGGACGGCTTGCGCTCCGACTGGGATACTATCGTGGACACCTCCGCGATAATGGCCAACACTCAAAGGGTGCTAAGGTACAACGGCAAAGCCGCCTTTTTTGGGAACCAGCCGTTCACAACCGAATTAATAAACCACCAGCGCGCGGGGCTCCCTTTTATTTATGTAAATTACTGGCATAAGCTAAACTTCGCCAACGCCCTAATTGCTCGTATTGCTCCCGTGTCCGTGGTGGAAGATATCGCGGTTTTCAAAAAACCTTATCCGAACCACGACTACGACCTAGCGCACCCGCTGCGCCCCTACTTTGCGGAGGTGCTCAAATACATAGGCAAACCAAAGCGCGAGATATTCGCCAAGCTTGGCACGCGCTTAGACCATACGCTCCGCGTTAATTCGTCGCAGTTTAGTTTATGTACGCGCGAAGCTTACGCGGACTTGGTGGCGGAATACCAGCTGCGGCAAATGCACACTTTTAAGAGCTTCGACGAGCTAGAGCCGATAAACCGCGCCCACGTGGAGGAACTACTCGCACGCGTAGCCAGTGAGCGCCCGAGCGTGTTTAATCTACCAAAAGGCCAAGGGCATAAAAAAAATATATTCACGTATAAAAAAGACCGCGACAACATACACAGCACGCAGAAACCCGTCGCGCTATTGGTCGACTTAATACTAACATACACACGGGAGGGCGACACAGTGCTAGACTGGACGGCGGGCTCTGCTTCGTGTGCAATAGCAGCCGCGAGCACTGGCCGACATTTCAAGGGCTGGGAAATGGACGCGACGCACTACGCGGACGCGGTGGAGCGCTTGCGAATTTGGATCCAAGCACAACCAAACCCAGAACGCTACGAGCTACGACTAAGCGTGGGGGGAACCAGTGGAGCCGCTCCAGAACCAAGGGCGACACCCGAGGCGCTGGCGCTATGTTTGAGCTTTGAATGTAAAATAAATTTACAATAATGTAAAATATTTTTACATTGTAAAGAAAATTAGTGTATCTTTGCCGAGCAATAAGGGGACAAACCCAGAGCACGAAACAGTTAAACAGTTAAAGAACAGTAAGTTATGACAAAGAAAGAAAAGAAAATTAAGGAGATAGCCAAGCAAGCGGCAGAGCTGGCCGGCTTAATAGAGCAATTTAGACTACTAAACAACAAGGACAAAGACAGCGCAGACCGCAATACCTTCCGCCACGCGTGGGACCTAGACTGGACGGCTATGAGCTTAGCGCAGCACGTGAGTAAAATAGAAGCCGTACTAAGCAACATACCAGAACAACTAAAAAAAGCAAGACTATGACAACTCAAATAGACATTACCCCAATGGGGCGCGGACATTACCGCTTATCTTATGCACCTATTAACGGCAATATAATTACAGCTGTTACAACTAATACACCTTGCATTGACGAATATAGGAGCGAAGACGGCGACGAGTTAAGCTACTGCGACAGCCGACAACAGGCCGCCGCCTATCTACTGGAGGAAATACTGCACAACAACGAGCTCGCGGCTCGCGAAGTGTTAAGCGCGGAGCACCAGCTGGAGCACTACGCAGCGCTCAAAAATTACAGTATAGGCGAACAACCAGAGAGCCGACGACCTAAAGGCGCCACGGTTTTAGAGTTCGCAGACGAGGAGACGGGCGAAGTATTGGAAGCCTTTATTTTTAACGAAACGATATATACCCTTAAAAACTAAAAACTAAAGACAATGGCGCGTAATAAAATTTTAGACAGAGGCCTCGCGGGACTACTCAACACAACTATAAAAGGGCTAAAAATAGCAGCCCAGACCAAGGGCGACATCTCGTTAGAGGTGGCCGCCGACTTGGCGGAGGTTCTAATAAGAACCGCGAGAGAGGCCGACCACGAGCCTACGGGCTTTATAAATTACATCCGTGTAACATACGGAATAAAAGCCAGAGAGGGCGAGAGCTTATCTGAGGAACTGGCGGAAATGACAGAGCAGCGCGACGAGCTGGAGGGGGAGCTGGAGGAAATGACAGAGCAGCGCGACGAGCTGGCGGGGGAACTAAGAACGCGCGAAGCTTGGCCACCGCTGGACAACATGGCGGACGTGCTAAAAGCGGAGGCGCTGGGCGCCTTAATGGTGCACGACCTCGGACTACTTCAAGACATAGAAACCTTAATGCAATAAACTTATAAAAATGAGCAAACAAAGACGGATTAAAAGAGCAGAGAGCCGCAAGGCCTCCGCGGGTATAAACTACTCGGAAACAATCGCAGCGCTTAACCAAGGCGTCAAAACAGCAAAGCGCAATATTAAAGACTTTGAGGCGTGGGCGAAAGCCGCGGGCACTCTATCAGAGACGCACCCGTTTATCATAACAATAGGCGACCCAAGGCTAGGAGCCACGGGCGCGCCTGTTA